ACATACAAATTAGTATGTATAATTAGTATGGGGAACAAAAATGACAATTGAGAACAAAAATGACAATCAAAAACGCACAAAATCATCTAAAATTTGATTGGATGATATTATATTTATATCACAACATTCTAAAGTGTAATATTTACACTTCTTACAAAAAACACGCTAAACTTACAACCGCTTACTACACATCCAACTATGCCGCGCACCGCATTTCCCACTAACGTTCGCCCCGCCACCGAAGAACAAATCGCTTGGATTGAGAAAGTGACGAGCGATATGCCGCCTTTCGGTATCTCCTTCAACAAAAGTTGTGGCGAAACAGCAGCGGAATGGACAGAGACTCGCGCCAAAGAACTTTCTGACTACCTGATTGAGAATGGTGCGTTGAAGAAGTGCCAGTATCTTGCTCACACTAAGGGTTGGAATGACCACTTGGATAAGGGCGTGACCACCATATGTAGGTTATCTTGCGACCAAATCACAGAAGCACTCAACCAAACTTCTTGGTTGAAAGGAACAGATTTGGTTGACGAAGAATACTACTCTGATGGTGTGCTTGCCGAGGAGTTGCCCAAAAATCTCAAGTATCACATAGTTGGTCTGTTTCGCCTACTCGCACACTCACAAGGTGAAAAAGCAGAGTCGCGCGGTATAGAGACCGAGCACGATGAGAAATTCAAGATGTGGTGGTATCCACACAAGGATGACTTTGACCCTTACAGCGATAGTGTCTATAGTTCACTCGCTGGCGCTGCGTATCACTGCGGTAAGATGGGTAAGGGTGATTGTTATTCATCTCAGGATGGTGAATGCCCTAATCTCGCTCGCAGAAAATCGCCACCAAAGAAAACCCGTGCGAAAGCACCGAAAAAGACAAAACAACCAGTATTAGATGAAGAGGCGGTTAGAGAATATATCAAAAACTCTTTCAATCTCCAGCAACTTTCAGACCTACAAACGCATATCAGTATATGCCGCCTACGTATTCAAGCGGATACGATGGATGAAACACCTACCGAACCATTTGATAGTCCGCGCCAACCAATTGAAGAACCCGAAGTATTCACTTGCCCTGAAGAATGGCAGGAGATTGATTTGGAAGAAGAAGCATTGAAGAAGAAAGACACGTATAGTAAATTAGTGTTGCCTGATGGGCATACAAAAATCTGGCAGAATGATGATACCGAAGAGTTGTGTTTTCCGTGTGCTAACGTTGAAGAAGCAACAAAGTATGAGTTTATAGAGGATTGGAGTGATGAGAAATATAGCATAGAAGGTATCAAAGAAATTGAATAAAGTGTAAATATTACACTTTCCAAATTATAAGTAGTTTAGATTAGATTATTTTTTTTCTGTTAACATTAGACATCTATAATCTGTTAATTTATTTTCAATATCACTTATACCAGGTCTCTGATAAACCTGTAAAGGTCTAATCAATAACCACTTATCTCTTTGTTGTAAAGGAAACCAAGATATATCTAAACTATAATCTCTATTACCTGTTTGAACTAATTTTTGTAAATCAGATTGCCAAGTATTAATTAATGTATCATAATAATGTTCTCTAACTATATATGCTGTTGTAGTGAAACACTTATGAATTCTATAAGCATCATCAGAATGAATACTATAAGGAGCAAACATATTGCCACCTAGTAATAATACATCCCAATCATCATCTTTTAGATTGTCTATTTTTTCTAACATTTTGTAATGGTCTTTGAATACTACATCATCTTCACAAATTAATATGTAAGGGTATTTGTTATCTTTCGCTTCTTGTAATACAGATAAATGAGACATACCGCAACCTATTATTCCATCTTTCGTTTTGAAAGCATTATATCGCTTTGGTTCTGAAATACCTATACCAATTAGTTCATTTTTACAGATAATGTCTCTATCAGGTCTACACCTTAAATTTATATATCTATGATATTCATTCAAATTCATTTTGTTATTTAAAAGATAAAAAAAAATAAACTATAAATTAAAAATGCCAAGAGATATAATACACATCAAACCGATTGATGTTGTGAGAGATGATTTAGAAAAAGCAACAATAGAAATCGGTAGTTTAATACAAGATATCAAACTAATGAAACTAACTATTGAAGATATGAAAAGAGATATGAAAAAAATTAATATAAAACTGAAAGCGAAAGAAAGTATTGAAAAAGATAATCTATCTACAGGTTGGTTTTGGTAAACCAAAGGTATGCTATGCTAATTAACCCTGAACCAAATATAGGTCTCCATATGGGTGAAGAGTGAAATACATAGCGCCGTCAAATTCAGCACCTTGCCAATTTTCATCTACACAATGACCACAGGTGTATGTGATTGCCTTGTTTTGGCGTGGGTTTGGCATAAAGTCGGGGTCAGTCTTCATATAGATACTCCAACGCCCCTTAAGTTCGTTTGACTTACGAAGTTTGTTCCAACTGGTCTTTGTAATATCTGAAATCTTAATCTGTCTATATTCAGTTGGAAACATAAGACTTCCACCTGATTTGTCTAAAATTTCTTTTGCTTGTTCTTCAAGTGCTTCTATTTTATGAACTACTGGTTCGGTTGATGCTGGTGGTATTGCTTCAACTGGTTGGACTGGTTGGAGAGGCGGTGCCTCTTCAATATCTGGAACGTGTGCGGTCATACCTGTTGCTCCACCTGTTTGTTCTTCAGGTTCTTTAGGTTTATCCAGTTTGATAATTTTGGTACTGGGTATAGTCTTCATATCTTCAGTGAAATCGTGTGGACACCATACATCCTGATTAACAACCTTATTCAAATCAACGTTGGCGACTGAATTAATCATTACGCTTTCAACATCATAATTTGTAAGTTGAGACATCAACTCTGGTGTCCTACTCTGCCTATCAGCGAGACTGGCACCTTGAGATATCACCTGGTGGCATACTTGAAAGTATATTTCCTTATCTATAATATCAAACATCAGTTCTTGAAACTTGGACTTTACTTCAAGGATGGTATCAACATCTGACCTACCTGTTGCTTTGATTTCTCGGGTATATTCCACAAACTTGTTGAGTTGGTCAGGCGAATTCCTCTTCATAATAACACGCTGCGTCTCAGGTATCTTATACCAAACCTCTAAGAATTTGACCAGTGTTGCTTGGGTGTATTTTTTACTCCCTTCTGCTACATCTTGGAAAATCAGCATCAAAAGAACGAATTTTTGATGTTCACTCACACGTTGTTGGAGTTCTTCTTCAGAGAGTTCGGATATGCCGCTATCCTTATGCTCATTGACGCACTTGATGTTCATACTATCCTTGTGCTTGACGATGTATGCGATTAGACGCTTCTTGGTGTGCGGTTCCTTAAGCGGTGGTCGCACTGAACCTATCTTAACTACTAATGCTGCGAGTATTTCATCGGGAACTTGGGCGAGTGTCTTGGAGAATTGCTTTGCGGACATAGCACTCATATTGTATGTTTTTTTGTGTATGATTTAATTTATAAATATCCAATCAAATTTTAGAAAGTTTTTTGCGATTTTGGTTTATAAAAATGACAATTTATCCTTAACGCTTTTAGTGATACTTTTACTTCATATATATCTTTTAAGTGATTTACACTCGGTAAAATAAAGGAGGATGTATTTGATACTTTGGTAAATTTTTTCCGATCAATATATCAATTGCTACTTGTTTGTTTGGTATGTAATACACTAACTTATCTCTCTTTTCAGTTATTGGATGAATACCCTTTTTCAATTTTGTATTATTAGGATTATCTAAAAATGTAATACCTTCCTGCTCAGTGAATTGTGATGAACTACCTGTTGTCTTTTTTGTTAGTTCAAATACATCATCCGTGATGATAATATTTTTCAAATCATCATTGATAATTCTATGTAAAGCATCTTCGTGAGTAGCAGACCTTGCCCAATTCCTATCTAAGTATTTCTTTCTCGGTTCTTTATCATTCAATTTGTTTATAAAAATTACTGATATTTTACTAAGAGGTGGATGTAAGGGTTTCAATAATTCAGGGTCTAACGCCATCTTACAATCTTTTAATGCTCCTCTTAAATAACATACTAATGATACTCTGGCAAATCTATTGTTTAATCCTAATACACCTACTTCTAAATTATCTTTGAAAATATCAGGTAATTCATCATTCAGTAATTTATCTTCATCAGTTTCATACATCTCTGTATTAGCGTGATATTCGTGAACATCAACACAGAGATGGTCTCCCTTCCTCATATCAATTGCTATCCTGTATTTAGGGATAACAAAATAACCTCCGTGATAATGTCCATATTCTAATGTTGAAAGATTACCAAATCCGTAATCACCTGCGTCTTTATGAACACCTGTTCTAAAATTTCTATTGATTGTTATAGTAGAAAAGGGAGTATCTCCGACCACCATATCAGGTTGTATCATCGCTTGCTCCATCTGTTTATTATACCAATCAGGGTGTAGATTTTTATAGGAATTTGAGATTTTCTGTATGTAATGTGTGCCATCTTGGACTTTTAGAAAATGTTGTCTGCTGTAATGAGATAATCTACAGGGCATATCCATCTTCATTTGGTGTGTTTCACTCCAATATCCGACTATATTACTTGCTACTTCATTTTGAATTTTCATTTTTGTATGTTTTCCGTGAACATTAATATGATGTGCCGACCATCCACCAGGTTTATTTAACTTAATGATAGGTCTTTTCTTCCAGTAAACACTATTAGGGTCTATGGGTCCCCCTGAAGCACCCCTACTATGAGTGGATTTCGCTAGGTTCTTAAACGCTAAAAATGCTATATCACATTCATTATCATTTGCTATATGTTTTCTAAACTTGAATAAGATAGTGCCATCCTCTCTAAAACAATCACAATCTTCAGTGATTAACTCATCGTAATATGAATCATCTATATATTTTCCTTTGAGTTCATCTAATTCTTCTTCTGTATATTTAGGTGTTAAGTTTCTGACCTTCATTATTTTAGAATATAGAAACAAATATATAACTCTAAATTGTAAAAGTGTAAATATTACACTTTTGAAAAAATTACTAAATTTATTTTTTGATTGTTAATAATAAAACTATGGGAAAAGCAAAAGATGGTAGCAACTGCTATACTCGTAAGAATACGGCGGGAGGTTCATATGTCACTTGTGAAGGAAAACAGAAAATTGATAGAAAATTTCAGAGAGAACATAGTAAATTACTGGGCACAGCAAGAGTTAAAGTGAGTAAATCTGAATTTGAAGAAGCAAGATCAGGATTATCAGCGATGATAAGACCTGCTCCTGCTACTCTGCCTGATGTCGCTGTAAGAGAAGAAAGGATAGATACAAAAGTCCGTCAGTTAGACCAAAGAAGTTGGAAATCAGGAAGAGGTAAAGCAAAAAATCCACATACTTGGATACCATCATTACCTGATGGGAGAGCAAGCACAGAAGGACTTATGAAAGTAGTTTCTGATTATGAAAGCGGTATATTAAAACAGACAGAAGTGAATACTGTAATCTACAAAGCAAGTCAAATAATTTTAACAGAGAGACAGGGAGAAGGATTATTAGCAGGATTACAGACTGAAACAGAACAACAAATTGATGATATAACATCTCAAGCACATACTCAATTAGGTGAATTATTTAGCGCTCACGTAGCAGAAGCACCAGGAGTAGTAGCAATGACTACCAATATGAAAGGACTTGAATTAGCAACATATGATGCTCTGTTCAATGCTGGTTCTGATGTAGCAAAAGGGATATCAGCAGCGATAGCAGCAAGAACACCCTACGCATTACTAAATGAAAAAGCGAAAAAAGGAACATTAGAATACGATGAATTCTTTGATTATCTATTCAATGAGGATGATAATTTTAGTGAAGGATTATATGAAAATAGAGATGATAGGTTGGAAGTATTCGGTTATAATATGGATTATTGGGTTCATCAAGTAAATGAGGATGCTGATAGTTGGGATGAGTTAGATGAAGATGAAAGTGAAAAACTACAAGAATTGATGAGGGAGGAGGCAGAAGATGACCAAAGAGGACATTTAGAACATATATTTAATCAATATATAAGGGGTAAAAAATTCAATAGTTTAGATGAAGCAATTGAATTATACAAAAAAGAACTTGATTATCCTGGATTTTAGTAAAGTGTAATATTTACACTTTTGATTTTTACTGCGTTTGATTTAAGAAATAATTATCAAATATAGATTATAGATGGAATTACAAGATTTAAGTAAACCCTTTACAATTCATATGACTCATTCAAGAAAAGAACTACTTGATATTATCAGGGTATTTAAATTACCGATAACAAATAAGAATGATAAAAATAAGAAACAATTACAGGATGCGATTATTGAAGTAGTTAGATTTTTAGATAGTGTTTGTAGTGAACAAGAATATTTTTTTATCAATTGTAAAGAAGAACTTATTGAATATTTAATTAAACAAAATCCAGCAAAAACATTAACAATCAAAGAGAAACAAGATGTAATGATGATAGCAAAGAAATTGATATCATATGCTCGTAATAATTACTTTCTATTACCCAGTGGTTATATGGATACAATTGAAGTATATAAAGATACTACTTATATAGCAAAATTTCCTGAAATACCTTCAGTTAGAAAAGCAGTAGATTTAATCAATAAAGACCCTAAAATCAGAGATAAGATTGAGATGGTAATTCCACGTAGAGTGAAGAAACAATTAGAAAAACGTAAAGCAGTAAAGCAAGCAAATACACCTCTGTATATTAAACGTGGAGAATTCATACTTACCTTTGACTGATGTGATACAAAAGGTAAAATCTATTTAAAAAATAAACAAAGAGTAAAGGTAATTAGATATGAAAGTAGAAACGTGTAAATACGACCAAACATACTTAGTATTCTCCTCTGGTGATGTGTATAACGGAAATTTAGAGAGAATGAAACCTTATTTTACAAATGGTAGTCGTTCTCCTTATTTATATTATATGTTCAAAAATCCCGAAGCAACTAACAAATCAGGTCAAAAAAAGGTATATGTTCATAGATTGATAGCAGAGCATTTTTTAGAAAATCCTAATAATTTGAGAGATGTTCACCATATAGACAATAATCCGCATAATAATGATGTATCAAATCTTCAGTGGTTATCGCATAAAGATAATTGTGCGATGAAACCACCTGTAAATCCTATTGAAAAGATAAAAAATAATGATAAATGTTATATATATTATGATAATACTATTAGTAAGTATATATTTAGGTGGGATGCTCCAAATCCGAAATGGGGAAAGGTCAATAAGAGATTTAAGACTCTGGATGAAGCAAAACTATTCAGAGATAATTATTTTGCTGTCGCATAAACTTTTGATGCTGTATTAATATCGTGTCCCCTCCACATAGCGAATTGTATTTTTTCTTGTGTTGTTCCCGTATCCCAAATTTCACTTATCAGTAATTTTGTAATATCTGTTGCTGATGCGTTTACCTTATGTTTCTTTAATAATCTCTTTAACCATACAGACAAATTGTTTCTTTGTTTTGCCTGTATTTTTTCAATAGTCATACCTTCTTCATATGTTCCGTCTTTACTACCATCAAAGAATACGAAACTACTTTCCTCTACTGATTTCAAATGTTCAGAGAGAGATTGTAATAAATCTTCATCTGTAATAGGTATCTCTCTTGTTCCATATTTCTTATTTGTTTTATATCCGTAGAAAGCGAATGTCTTACCATCTATCAGAAAATTCCTAACTCCCTTATCTTGTATATCATCATAATCCTTTTGTGATATATTCTCTAATGTTGCTGTTTCTAATCTGAATGGGTATTTCGCTACAATTTGAAACAAAGCGTACGTTCTAATACCAATTTTACTTTTTGCCTGTTCCTTTAAGTCAGACAATATTGTATCTAATTGGATTCTATTAATTTTAGTTTCTTTTACAGGATTTTTTCGTTGAGCATCAGCACGTCTAACTTGTAATTCAGTTTCCAAATTTCCGTATGTTCCAGCGTGTTCTAATCCAAACATATCATTTGCTATCAATAATGAATTTGTATATGATAACATAGTTGATAATGATAACTTCTTACCTTCTACTGGTGATTGTAAACAAGCGAAAGTATGGTCTACATCTTCAACCATATACTGAATTTGTGATATATCTTCAGGGTCTTCATCATAACATCTATTATATAATCTTCTGATATTATTACTGATAACGTCTAAACTACTCTGCTTTCTCTTACCAGCGTTTTTATCAGATAAGAGTAAATTGAATTGTTCCATCTAATTATTGTTTATTAGATAAATAAAAATTAAAATCAAATTTATAAAAGTTTTTGATTATATTTAGTAAAGTGTAATATTTACACTTTAGCAAAGCATACTTCGTTTACGATTTTTGTCTCATATGAAATACAATTATAGTATTACCTGAAATATCTGATACAGGAACTTCATTGCTATCAACAATCTGAACTTCAATATTGTTTAAGATTTCAGGTGAAGCATTATGAAGCGATACATATGTCTTTTCACCAGGAGCAAAAAATAGATCACCAAATTCCCTACCATCATTAGTAAACCTAGGTAGATGATAAAGTATCTTACTTACACTCTGTTTTGCTCCGTTATAAGATTGAATAGGCATATTACTAATTCTAATGAATGCTGAATTAACCCTAAAATCAGGAGTAGTGAAACTATTGAATGATACTTGGTCTCCATCAGCATTCACTGATACATACCCATCTGCTACTCCTTCAAGTTGGTCTATAAATGATTTGTTTGGAAACCCGAGAAGTCTATTCATTTTCGCTCTACCCGATGTATCTGTTGTTCTGTATTTACCTTGTAAATAATCATTAGGGGTAAATGCTTCTATATATCCAATAACAAATGCGTGATTTTTAGCAATACCTTTACCACTCGCAAGTAATCCATCATATGTGCTTGTTCTTGCCTCTACTGATACAGAAGTTATTTCATATTTCTCTTTCGTATCACAAACTAATGTTTGAGATAAACAAAAAGGTCTCAGTTTTGTATCTCTTACATTTGCTAAATTTCCGTCTGTTCCGCTATTTCCACCACTCTCAAATCTATCAACCCTACAATTTGAATAAAAATCATCACCTGTCGTAAGTGTAAAACTCGGTTTATCATATGTAGGGTATCTATATCCTGTTTCACTATAGTGAGAAGCATATTTATAAATTCTTAATAGATTATTCTGTGTCCCTACATTAAGTTTTGGATAAAGAGCATTCCGAGTTTCACCGATAGGTAGGAAACATTTATTACGGACAGCGCTTAAAGTATTACTCACTACCTTTGTTGCTGCTGACTTATTATCAATAAAAAATAATTCAAGTTGGTCTCCTATAGACTTAAACCGCACTCGGTCAAATGAAGCATTAAATGAAGCATTAGTCATTTTAGCAGCAATAGGAGAATGTGCCCCGTAATAGATTACTTCACTCTGAACTAACATATTTGACTGAACTTCATTATCATATGATAACTGGTAAACTTCAATATATTCTCCATCAGACTGAACCATATAATCATAATAATCTTTTTGATATCTACCTGTTTGAGGATTAGTCATTCTGTAATGAGTGGACATCGCAACACCATCATCAATTCCACCATCAGGATGACGTGTTCCTGGGAGCATATTTGCTCTCCCCCTGCTACCTACTTTTGTAGTATCTCTAACATATTCAATTTGAGGTCTGCTTAATCCTACACGCCAACCACCAGTATCAGCACTCGTTATATCAACCTCAAACTCACTATTAACTAAACCGAACGGATGTCCGTGTCCAATGACACTACATTCACGTCTATCTAATTTTTTCAGTACTGTATCATCAGAGGCATTATTAGCAACTACCCGAGTAAATACCTTATGTGCTGTGCCACCAAAAGTAGAATGAGTAGAAGTCCAATCAGTAGTATGAACATATCCATCTGATAAATTATAAGGTGCGTGCCAGTAGGGACTTAACATCTCGCTTGTGTTTGGCACGCGATTTGGTGCTGCTAAACCACTCCTCTGACCACTCGTAATTATAACACCTGTCGCTTCACCACTGGCATTCGTGCGAGCAGCAACATCATAAAATCCAAAAATCTCGGGATTTCCATATGCTTCATCTAATCTACTTTCTAATTCTATAACCCACTCATCAATATTATATGTTCCTGGTCTTGGACGAATAGGGATAGGCATTTCTACACGCTGTGAGTGATACGGGTAGTCATCATCATCTTGTAAATGACCAAAATAATGATACATCTGTGTATCTTCCTCTACATCTATTAAAGCATCACGCCTAATCTTGACACTCTCAACTGCTATTTCGGCGTTTGTTGGAATTTTTACAGGACTATTAAAATAATTCTGAAAATGAGAGGGATTTTCAATACCCATCTTAGTCCTGGTTCTCCCTGCTCCATCCCTTCTGCTGTATCCTGCCTGTGTTGAAGTTGCTACAATTAAACTCATCTTTTTATATAATATAATTTATTTTTATTTGATTGATTAAATTAAAAAATGACTATGAAAAAAAAGAAGAATGTTCAGAATATGAAGTCTTTAGAATTAGACCCCTGCCCGTCTTGTTTATACGGAAAAAATAGAAATCAGCATAATGTCCCAGGAAGAGTAGAAAACTTCAATAGAGTCAAACCTAAAGAAGCATTCGGTGCTGCTGCTCTTAAGAAGGGAAAACCTAAAAAACCCCGAAAACCTACTAAACCTAAACCGAGAAAACCAAAACAACCTTACAAACCTAAGTATTGAGTCTCTTTATCTCTTTTTTCAGTTCTTCTATCTCTCTGCTCAATTTTTCATTCTCTCTCTGTAATGCCATATAGGGTGTTTTTTCTATTCTATCCATCTCTTTGTTGACTTTTCTTAATCGTTCATTAGCAATTTTAGCACGATTGAATTGATGTTCAGCATATCCAACAATCTCAAGTATGAAAGGACTATTTCTTACTCTTCTATCAAAATTTTTGAGTTGATTTTCATTTATATCATCATTGTGTCTCATTCTACCTTTTATAAATCTAATACAAGGATAATCTAAAACTAATTTTGGCGGATTTGGCATAAAAGGGCAACTAAGTAATGTCTAATATATTTTTATAAAATAAAATCAAATTTAGATTCAAAAGTGTAATATTTACACTTTACAAAAACGACAATTTCTCCTTAAAATATTCCCACGCTTCCTGTATCTTCCTGAAACCTTCAGCAGTTCCACCTTTATCAGGGTGTTCTTTCAATACTGATTTTCTATATGCTTTTTTCATATCTTCATTACTTGCTGATTTTTTCAAACCAAACACGCTATAAGGATAATCAGGTTCTAACTTTTCAGGTTCAGTTTCTTCAGTATCAAAACCAAAGAAACCACCGAAAAATTTACTCCAAAAATCTCTTGCTTTTTTTTCGTTATATTCTTTATTTCTTGCTTCTCTGTTTTCTTTATCTCTTTTTAATCTTTCTTTGAGTTCTTCTTCGTAATCTTTATAATATTTCGGTGGTGTTTTCCAAATACCTCCGTGAGGTGATGATGATAAGGGATATGCTATACTCTGATATCCTCTTTTATACCAACATCCACCAACGTTAAACATAATAAATAATTCTATTATTAAAAATAAAATCAAATTTATATTAAAAAAATGTCTGATAATATTTCACAACAAGATGAACCTATGATTGATGTTGAACCTATGAGTGTAGACCAGTTAGCAGGAGCATTCGTTATGATAGCAGGTGCTATCGGTAGTCTGCTACTCGTTATTTGGCAGAGCAAATGTCATTGCCGAATGAATCTATGTTATATTTTCTCTTGTGAAAGAAGACCACCTAGTGAAGAAGAGATGAAAGGTTTAAAAGACCAAGCAAAAAAACAAAATGATAAATTAAAGAAAATGAATAAGAAAGAAGAACAAATATTAGATAAAGAAAATGAAATATTAGATGAAGTTATTGTTCCCCCAAAATTAAAGAGAAAAGATAGTATGTTAATCAGTGAGTTAGAACCTACCCTTTCCAAAGATACTTCACCGCCCAGTAGTTAGCACTATTCTTATCCTTATACGCTAAACTACCATCTTTCTTCCTGATACCTTTTGCTCTCGCTAAATAACTCTTTCTCTGTTCTGCTGTCGCTGAACCTGAACGGAAATCATCCATCCCTGCTGCTCCAAAGTGTATTAGTTTCTTGCCTCCTGACGCAGACTTTACATATACACTCATCTTTTTACCTGCTTTTTTAGATTTGAAAGGTTTGTAAAGGGGTTTGTTTTTGCTGTCACTCACGCTCATTTTTAATAATAGATTTATTTTTTTTATGTATATAATAATAAAAATGCCAACAATAGACATTAACTCGGGGAAGTGGGAATTGATTAAATTTATCAGCGATAATAAATTATCAATACCTATTACTGATGGTGGTAAGCGTAGGGGTGTCAAAGCACTGAGAGAAGATTTAGAAAAGGGTGGATATATAGTAGGTGTCAAGGGTAAAAGCAAAGCACCGAAAAGTAGAGGAAAACCGCCTCCCGCAAAAGTTAAAGTTGACCAATTATCAGCAGAAGAACAATATAAAAGTTTATTGAAACAATTTCCAACAGGATTTGGTGGAGTTAAGAATGTAAATGTTATCAAGATAGCAGGATTTAGTAGTCAAACTGATGTACCTTTTGTGCCAGCAACAACACAGGAAGTAGAGTTAAGTGGACACGGAGGTATTCAATTGAAGAAACCAATATCAGTAAATGATATGAGAGATTACTTAACATCAAGAGTTCCTGCTGATGATTTCAGCGGACTCGGTAAAGCAGCATTAAGGGAACTTTATAACAAAGTGAAAAACAAAGAAGAAGTTGAGAGTGTCAAAGATGATATACCAACCAAAGTAGCGGATTTGCGATTTGCCCTCACTGATATGGGTGTAAATATTGAAGGTAGGAGTAAAGCAGAATTAAAACAATTATATCTTGAAAACGCCGTGAAAGCAGACGGAGGTTATATAGTACCAACAAAAAATTACGGCAAAGGTATGAAGGTAGGAGAGATGAGAGACTATTTATCTACTCGGGTTCCCTCGGAAAATTTCAAAGGTATGAGTAAACCAGAATTGCGAGCATTTTATAATAAAAACAGAGAAGAGGAAGAACAGACTAAAAATGTAGTGATGACGGAATCTGAAGAGGAAGAAGAACCAGATGAGCAGGAATTTCAATTACAAAATTTAGGATTTGATTTAGCAGATGATATAATTACACAAGAAGAGTATGATATTGCGGTCGCAAAACTATTCGCAGTAGAATCAGAAGAAGAAGAAGAACCAGTTGTAGAAGAACCAAAGGAAGAATTTGAAGGAGAATTAGTAGACTTTCAAGGAGCAACTTATCAATATTTACCTGATAATCTTGATGAACTATACAATATGGAGGGCGATTACGTAGGTCAGTGGAACGTAGATGTTGATGATATTAATTTTATCCATCCTAAATTCAGACAAGACCACGAAGATATTAGAGATGGTGGCGAAGAACCTGCGAGACAGCAAATTAAAAGAAGGAAACCTGTTGAAGAACCTGTAAGAGAAGAAGAAGTTGAACCTGGATTACAGAGACATAGAGATAGAAAAGCAGCAGCAAAAAAGCATAGAGAAGAGAGAGAGAAAGAGAGAATAGCAAATATAGATGAAGAAGATGTTGATGAATTATTAAAATTACTGGATGTTGAAACATACGGATATTCTGTAGCAAAGGATGCTTGGGATGATTTGAAAGCAGTAGGTATAGATGTTCCAGAACCTAAACGAACTTTGAGTGATATGACCCCTTTTGAATATGAAGGTATCATATATTATATAGAAGATAATGATTCTTTTTTCGTAGGAGTGAAGACATATAATGATAAGTTTGAAGTAGTAGGCACTCTCAAGGGTAGTAGGAGTATAATAGGAGAGCATAAAATTAGATTTAAGAGTAAATATAAAGAGATTCACGAAAGGGAAGCGGGTTAAAATGACACAAATTTTTTTGAATTTCATAGGAAAAATTATTATGAATAGGTAAATAAAGATGTCATATATGCCTGATATTGAAATGCCTTCTGAGGCGAAGGAAGATGATTTTGAAGTAAGAGAAGTAGAACCTATGCCCGATGTCTCTGAATTATCAGATGATGACACAGGTGTTGAGGAGGAACAAGAACCTCTCCCTCCCCCACCTCAAAAAAAAGCAAAATTAAAAAAGGAGGATATATTCAAACCTAAGAAAGCACCGCCTAGGAAAGTCAGTATTGACCCCCAACCTACTCTTGCGCAAGGTACCTCTGGTGAGGAACCAATTGTCCCTAAGATAGAACCTGTAAAAAAGAAACGTCAATTATCTGAAAAACAGAAGGCAGCGTTAGCAAAAGGCAGAGCAGCGAGAGCAGCGAAAAAGAAACAAGTAGCACCTGAACCTGTATATGAACCACCCGCATCAGAAGTAGCATACAAACAAAAGAAAATGAATGAAGATTACAATAGACAGCGTCCTATGTTTACTCAAGAACAATTACAAGAAGTAGTATTTCAGGGTGTTAATCAATATGATACTATGAGAAAAAAGAGAAAGGAAGAAAAACGTAAAGCACAAGCAGCACAAAATCATAACAATAAAGTATTCAATGATTTGAATTCTCAAATGCGAAATAATGACCCTTGGTCTTCTGCTTTTAATTTTTAGTAAAGTGTAATATTTACACTTTTGATTTAATCTATAATTTTACATCTCTTATCTTTCAATAAGGGATTTGGTCCTGCCTTTTTCATTTTGATACTTACTAATCCAGGGTATGTATCAACTAATAATTTTAGTGTTTCATCTCCCTGCCTTTCAATACCTATACCACCTTCAGCAATATATTTTGTTTTACAGCATAGATAGTTTAATCTTACAACACCACCATCTGCGAGATAATGCTTAATACTTCTTTCATAATCATCTCTTGCTCCGATATCAGGTGTATGACTACATAAATCTTTTTTGATTATAACACCGAATAGATGACCTATAATAAATTTATAATCATATGAAATATCATTCTTCATAAATAAAGAATTATCAACAGGGTATACTCCCCACATATGTCTATTTGATTTTTCACATTCTTCAAATGCTATATTAAACTCTTTCTTCAAATCTAATTCATCATTAGCAAAACCAGGTGGTTCCCAACCTCGTGGATTTTTCATCTTGATTAATTCAATATCATCATCAAAACTGATTACTTTATCCCCTTCATTATAGTGTTTAAGAAAGATAAACTCTCTAATCTGTCTAATACCCTTTTCACCGATAACAATATTATAATCAGGATATTTACTTTTGTATAAATCATATTGTTCTTGATTAGCAACAAAAATATCTATGATAGATTTATCAATATTATGAAATTCTAATGTCTTTAATGTTTTCTGACCTAATCCCTCAACTCTGTTATATGATGGTATTGCTATCCGATACATTTTATTATTTCGGAATATATTTTTTTTTATTGTATAATTTAAAATAATATATAACTATGAATAAAGATGGTTCAAACAAGAAGTCAACAAAAGAAGGTGGAGGAGGAGTTAAAACTAAATTCGTGCCAGTGGTTGTCCCTGTGGTGCCGCCTGAAGATACAGGAAATGATGGACACCCTGAAATACATCCGCATCTCCCTCAAATTGCGGGACCTGGTGGAGGAGCGCTACTCTTGATGATATCTCCCGTTCGCACAGGTAAATCTACAATTATTTCTAACCTTTTGTTAGGCGATAGTGAGATGGGATTTTATGATGCTCAAGAGCGTTTCCATACAACTACTATAATTTCAAATACGATTGCTAATGACGTCACCAGTAGATTTTTAGCAAAAGCATTTGATACTCACGATAGTTATGATGATAGTATTATTGATGGTATTGTAAATCAACAGAAAAGTTATGATAAAGAAGACCAACCTGATATTGGGGTCATTTTAGATGATTGTTTAGGTTCAATTCGCAGAGAAGCAAGGATAAATCATTTAGCATCGCGATTTCGGCACTTTAATATTAAATTATTAATTATCAGTAGTCAAAATTTCAGAAGTTGTAGTCCAATCATTAGGCAAAATGCTACTAACGTAATTGTAGGTAGTCCATTTCCAAATCAGAAAGAGTTAGGTAAGATGGCAGAAGAATACGGGGATGTATTTGGTGGTGCTGATAATTGGTTAAAAATTTATAAAAAAGCGACACCTGAAAAGTATTGTTTCTTACATATGGATTTTCAGAGTAATCCACCAAAAGCATATAAATGTTTTGAAGAGTTAATCGCAGAGGGTCAAAATATTATAGGTGATGTTCCTACATTATCTGATGAAGAAGATGATTTTGATTTATCAGATGAGAAAAAATAAGTTTTATATAATATAATATAAATATGGGAGACATATACGGGATTACAAATGCTGTTATGGAGCAGAATAGTTTACACGGAAGATTAGCACTTGCGAATGAATTAGCACAATCTGATTATCAAACCAAATTAACAAATTTCAATAATAAATTAAGAGATATACATAAGGATGATAGCACAACAACAAGGGATGATGTTGTTGAGGATTTACCCGATTTAAATGATGCTTATATGTCTGCTAAGGGAACATACGCAGGTTTGAAAGGTGCTTTTGTCGGTGCTAAAGAAGCATCACAGGCATTTACGGCGGACCCAGCAACAATAGATAGAGCAGCAGTAGCGGACCTTTCAAGTGTTGAGCAGGTAGCATTTGCCGGTGGTGGGCGCGGTGTTATTAGTAGTGCCGGTAGAGCAGTTAGTAGTGCTGCTGCTTCGGTGGGCGAAACAACGGAATTAGCAGCAGAAGGTGTAAGATATTCAGGAGCAGTAGCAGGAGGTGCTTTATCCGGTGCTAAACAAGGATTATCTGAATTCGGTGGTGAGGCGGGACAATTAGGTGGTGTAGAAGGTATTGTAAAAAACGTAACTACTGTATTAGGTGGTGGTGGTGAGGCGGCAGCATCGTTTGGAGCAGTAGCAGCAAAAGGTGTAGGAGCAGCAGGTGGTGTTTTAGCAGGTGTAGGACAAATCACAAGTTTATTAAATACAGGTGATTTAACTAAAAGACTTGATACACAAACAGGTAAATATGTAAAAGAAAGTAAATTAAGTGAGGCATCAGGATTTTTAAATGAAGCAGGAGCAGTTGCTGATGTAGTAGCGGGAGCAACAGGTGGGTTAGCAGTCCCTTTCGCCGCAGCACTTAATTTAGCAGGAGCAATAACAGGTGCTATTGGTGAATATAAAGATGAAAAATCGGATGATGCTTCAGTTGGTATTAATCCGGATGGAACTTCTAAAAATCCAGCACCAACTAAACCTCAAGCAATTAATACAGAAGCATTCACAAGTTTAGGATTTGTTGGTAATATGTCTCATAATCCATTAGACCACATATCCTAAAGTGTAATATTTACACTTTTGTAATTTATACTTTTTTAATTTTTAGTATTGAATAAAAATAATCTTTATAATATAAATAAAGATGGCAAGTTTTTGGACAGCAGAGGATAAAATACCGATTGGACAGACTAAAATTTCTGTTCCAGCAGAACACGGACTTGATTATGACCCAGGACAGAAGATTGAATTTCATATTCCTGCTTCAACTAATTTCTTTCAACCAAAAGAAAGTTATTTGAAGTTTGATGTATTACTGAAACCAGGCACTACTAATCCTGTGTTTTTACAACTTGATGGTCAACTCGGAGGGCAGGTTTTAATACGGGATTTGCGTATATATTCTGGAGGCGCCGGAAGGATTTTACTTGAGGAATATCAGAATTACAATGTTTTAACTGCGGTAAAATATGATTATGAATTAAATGATACTATCAGACAGAAGCGTTCTCTTACTGAAGGATGTGTATACTATGATGATAAGCATAGGTCTACTACAGGTATGAATACTGATACAGCAAATAATCTATCAAATAATCCTTATTTTAAGAAACCGATAGAAGGAGACCGAACTGCTGCTGAACCTACTTTCCAAAAGGTTAAATGTTTACTACCACTAAATACAGGTATCTTTTCTAATGATAAGATTTTCCCAGTTGGTATGACGGATGGTCTCATTGTAGAAATAATCCTTGAAGATGCGAAGCACTGCTTAAGAACTCTTGATAACGTTATGTTAAATCGTAAAGCATTAGCAAATCCTGTATTTTTATCGGCATCTGGTACTACTGGGACACCAGCAGCAATTGCTGACCCTAACCTCAATCCTCTATATCCTCCTACTGGCGCTGGTGGTTCATTTACCATCTTCTATATTAGACGCGATAACGTGATGGGTATTAATGCTGAAACAGGACCTTCTCAAATTCCCTTATGTGTGGGTCAGAAAATTAAATTTATGAAGGTATCAGATGGTTCTGTAATTGTTGACGTGACGGCAGGTAGTGCTGGGCACGGAGTAATTAAGGATATTAAGTATGCTGCTGGAACTAAGAACGCTGCTTATATTGAATTAACTAATGGATTTCAACCAGGTGCTGCTATAACAAAGGATTGTGTTGTTATTGATGCCAGTGTCAGCGATCAAGTAGGTGATTTTAACCCAAGTTATCAGGTGACGAATTGTGAATTCATTGTTCAGCAGGTGACGATGCCAGGTGGATACACACAGAAACTTGCTTCAATGATGAAAGAAGGTGGTGCTATGAATTACGATTTCCTATCTTTCACTAATTACAAGACTTCTCAAATTGCTTCTGAAAAACTCACTACCCTACGAATTCCACTTACTCAGTCTCGTGCGAAATCTGTATTAGCGATACCCACTGATGCGTCGGTATATACACAGAAGCAGATTATTTCTGGAGATACGACACCAATTGAAGATTACGAAAGAGATACTAAAACTGCTATTCACGAAAATCACTGCGTTCGTTCAGGACTTGTAGGTATTACTGATAATATTACTCAATATCAGTTATTTTATGATGGTAAATTAAATCCATCTCGCAAGGTTAAGTGTAGTAAGATTTCAGGTAAATTTAGTATTGACCAGCAACCGCTTATTGAGTTAGAAAAGGCACTTGTGATGGCAGGTATGAAACCGCATAGTATGTTAAATTTCAGGAAGAATTTTGTTATCGGTCGTGCTCTTTCATTACAGGATGGTGTTTATGATACTCGTGGTAGAGATTTTCAATTACAGGTTGAGTATCAGGAACCAGATGCTCCCGATAAAAATAAACTCTGGAATGTTTGGTGTTCGCATCTAAGGCGTTTAGTTATTTCAGGTAATAGTATTCAAATTCAAGTATAATTTGTAAAGTGTAAATATTACACTTTTGTTAAACCAAAGGTAATCTTATAGATAAATCAGGTTTTTAAAATTCTTACAATATAAATTAATTGTTAGAATATAATAAAATGACTAGTTATTCTACGCATCAGGAGATTGTGCCGAGCAATATTACATCAAATGGTTCTTTATCTTATTTTGGAGGACAACCTACTATTCAGTTTCTGATAGGTGAACAGGATAGGTTTATCAAACCAGGTAGTATTCGTCTTGTAGGTGAATTTACTATTTTCAAAGATGCTGGTAATACTACTATTCCAGTTGAAGCAGATGGTATCAGAATGAATGAACGTTTAGGTATTAATGCTGTTGTTGACCAACTTACTATTTTCAGTCAGAAATCATCTCAGGTGATGGAGACAATAAATCATCATAATCGTATGATGTCTTCATACCTATCTGTCACTCAGAGTTTAGATGATTTTGCTGGACATACATATGAAACTTCCCTTCGTTTCCCTAATTACAAGGCACAGCAGTTAGGTGTTATTGAGAATACACAGGCAGGCAATCCTGCTGGTCGTAATGAATTTTGTATTCCGCTTGTTTCAGGTATGTTTTTAGGTAAAGAACCAATACCTCTTTCAGGTCAGTGGGGAGTAGGTGGTTTAAGAATTGAGATAAATTTAGCACCTGATAGTAATGTATTATTTAGTGCTACTGATGATATCGCCGCATTAGCAACTGCTCACTATGTATTATCTAATGTCCGCCTTGTCTGTGAAACTATGGTTCCTCCTCCTGACCAGTTATCTCAGTTAATGAACCAAACTACGAATACATTTGTATACAATAGTATTACTTCTTACTATCAGACGATTAACTCTGCGAATGCGAATATCAATTTCAATCTTGCTTTATCAAAGGTTCTTGGAGCATATATGAATGTTGTTCCTGCGGCACACATCAACAATCTTGCGAGAGACGGACTTGCTACTCTACCTTTCCAAAATGTTGCTGATGGGACGCGTGCGGTCGTAGAGCAGTGTGTATTTACTCGGGGAGGTGAACGCTACCCTCTTCAGTATAATTTAGATACTACACAGAAGGAAGGTGCTTTTGTAGGAAATGATACTATGGATACTCAATTAGCAAGAAACTATATGAATGCTGTGATGGGTTTTGCTAAAATTGGACGGACTAGTGTAAATACTGAAAATTACAAGTATTTTGATGCTGGTGCGACTTTTCAGCACGCTAAAGTAATCAAGGATGGTGGTAGTGCTTGGGGTCTTGGTATTGCTTATGATACTATTTCTGATCAGGGTATTTCATTTGAAAATGTCCCGTTCGGTGTTCAACTTCAACTGCGTTTAACTTCGGACTCGCCACAATCTATTTTCTTATTTGTTCATTCTAAGCAAACAGTATTGTCTACTCCCCAAGGTATTCAGGTATTAAAATAAATTTAAATTTTTGACTTTATCTTTTTTTTGACTTAAGTAATTATATAAATATGACAAGTATTAATAATTCCGCGCAGGTTCAAGCACAGAGTGGTGGAGCAGGTGCTATTCCTGATTTAGTAAAAATTGGTACTATTCCAACTGATACGGCAATTGATGTCGCTACAGAGATTTTAGAACCTGTTTCATTTTCACAGAATGAATGTCGGTTTGTATTAACTAACAAGGGTATTTTACATAGTAATTCTCGTATTACTTTTTCTCTTAGCGGTGATTACTTTAATGCTCCTACTTACGGAAAATGTGCCTTTTTACCAGCAAATATTGGTATTGCTTCTTTACTACAGCGTGTGAGACTAACAGTAGGGGGAAAGACTATTTCTGAAATTGAAGATTTCAACCACTATTATGCTTATGAAAGTATGTTTATCCCACCCGAAACAAACAAAGAACGTGAACAGGTATTTACAGGTCGTTTAGGTTTAGGTGTTAAACCTACTCTTACTCAGCGTGAGACTACTTATGCTGTTGCTGGTAATGCTTCATCTGTTGTTGCTGGTAATGTTGAAAGTTTAACTGAAGCAGAAAGTGTATGTATTGATACAGGTAAGGATTTTGACCAGAATACAAGTTCTGTCAATGACCTTTTAGGTGCTGCCGAAGTCCCTACCAATACTCGTAAGGTTTTTGATTTCCAACGTGAAGAAAATACCGGTGTTTTCTCTATCTTAATTGCTGATTTATTCCCCTTCCTAAAGATGAATCAGTTGCCACTATTTATGTTAAAGGAGCAGGTTGCTATTCATCTAACATTTGAACCACCAGCATCAGTCCCTGGTGATAATACTTCCAAGCGTGTTTCAAGAACTTATACTGCTGATAATGCTAATAATGCTGCTTCTATTTTACGCGATAATGTTGCGATGGTAGCAGATTATATCTTTTATCCTCAAGAAATGATGCTTCAATATCAGCAGGCAAATGCTAATATGAGTTTCAATTATGTTGATTATCAGTTTGTTAAACGTAGTGTTCCATCGGCGACATTTGATACTCAACTAATTCAAAATGTTGGTGGTGCTGGACGTGTTGTAAATAAGGTATGTGTTCAGGTTGAGAATAAAGACCCTGCTTCTAAAGGTCTTATCAATAATTACGGGTCTGATACTCCACTGGTCACTGCTGCTGGCAACGGGACTATTGAAACTAATTTAAGATACAATGATTTATTCCTTTTCCCTATTGATGTTTCTAACTCGGCACGTCAGTTTCATAATATGGTTCAGGTTGAAGGTCGTATTCCTCACGTATCTCGCGATATCTACTCTGGTCAGGGTCAGTTAGCGAAGGACGCAGCGAAGGGAGGTGTAGAACTTTACCCTATGGGTGCGGCATATGGTGCTGGTGCTGATGTATTAAAATCTGATGTTAGGTCTCGTGCTAACTGGCACTGCTATTCTCTCAATCGTGGTGAGCGTGTCAATAGCAGGGGTATTGAATTATATGATAAACGCGCAGGGATGTCGGGTAGTAGCACACTAAGGGCGTGGTTACAGGTAGTAAGGATGGCACAACTCAATAACGGAATGATGGAAGTTGTATATGCCTAATCGTAAAGTGTAATATTTACACTTTTTAATTTTTAACTTTTTTTCAAATCTATATTAAACAATATAGATGGAACAAACTATCGTAGTTGAATGTAGTAGACAATCCAGTATTGAAGGAACTACTGAAAATGATAATAACCTTGCTGAATGGACTAATGATTGCGGTGCTGGTGTAGTAGTAGACATCGGAGATAAAATACAAGTTCATTCAGGTTATGTATCTGAAAAAGGCGCTCAAGCAGGTGAAATAGAAATCAAAGAAAGAGTTAGACATAATAGCGTTGTAATTAATGTTAGCAAAGATATTGAATACAGAGATGAGTTCCCGACTTATATAAGTCCTGTCAATGAATTCTCTGATGCTCCTGTAAGAAAAAGTAGAGAGATATATACTCACGGAGCAGAATACGGGGGAAATGAATTAAAACCTATTCAAATTAATGATGGTGAAACGAATATTGTATATTCACCTTACAAGACTGCTAACGGAGAATTTTATGCTACATTACCAAGAAGACATATAGGATTGAATACTTTTTTAGCAGTGTCCGGAAACAACACTGATGTACCAACTAATATACAAGTAGAGAATACGACTAATCCTTATGATGGATTTGATGTTAATACCGGACAAAAAAACGCGTCTAATGGTGGTGCTTGTCAATTTGGTAATGTAAGATACGGAAATCTAAGCGGAACAAATCCCGATTATAAATTTGGGTTTACTGATGCTTGGCAATTTTGTCCTGCGGATTATAAATTAGTTAATCAGAATAGCACTTATGTAAATCCGGAATTGAACCCGAACTACGCAGGATATACACTTAGAAAAGGTATGATATTAAATGATAATAGTAGATATACAATATTCAGAGCAAAAAAAATATTTAGAACAGCAGACGCAGCACTTGTTAATGATTTAAGTAAACGATCTTTATTAGGCGGTGAACAGACAAATGTGCCAGCAGGAACAGCGAGAGACGATGATGCCTACTTTGATGCCGTTGATTTGCGAGACCCTGCTATACTATATGATTGGGACCAGGTAAGAAATTTAATAACTATCAAATCAAAACCAGGATTTAATAAACCAAGTGATGTCGCTACTGAGTTAACACAGCAGTTAAATTTACGAGGTGAAGCGATAGAGAAAAAGATAATTCATAAATTAGAAAGTGCGAGTTTACCTGAAACTTTAAAGTATGCTGATAAAGTATTATATAAATATTATGAAAGTCCTTCTTATAAAGCATATAATTGTGCTACTAATATTTGGAACGCGAATAGTTGGTATAGTTTTACGGATGTAGCGGGTAGCAGTGATGCTCAATTAGATGCCGCACATACATATATGAGTATGTATCAACATATAGGTATCAAAAGACCTGAACTTCATATTCAGGGTCGTGCTACTAACGCAAGTCAAGGATTTTTAAAAAAAGGAATAGCGGGTGATGGGGGTAATACACCAATAAATGCTGAATGTTTAAATTTAGGATTAATCTGGGACGAACCAACTTTAACTAAATTAAATGAACTATTCAAAGTCCAGGCAAAATATCCTGAATTATTTACTGGTATCACACAGCACGGACCGCACGCTGAAAGTCCAAAAGTTAATCATAAAATCACTCCTGGAAATCATAGATTTCTTCATTTCAATAGACAGGATAATTTTGTAACCCAAGCAGACCAAAATAACGGAATTCATAGACATAATCCAATAAATTGTTTAGGTTATGACCTTTACGGATACAACGCTCAAGAGTTAAATGATACATCAGTAGCAACAAATCCTGTGCCAACCGGTTTTGGATATCATTATGATGAAACGATGGCAACATATCCAGTATTTTTTGATTATAACCCTGAAACAGAAAATTTAGGTATGAATGATGTAGGATTTTGTGATGATGCCGGAGGGGGTTTTAGTGATATAAACCAATTAGCATACGGATGGGCGAGAAAGATGATGATACCTGCTGCCGACCATCCTACTTCTTCGGTGGATGTATTTTACATAGGTATTCAGTTTACAAGGACAGGTGGTATCGCTGGTAGATTAGGAGGAGTTCCTGAATTTTTATATAACGGAAAATCACTTATAGCAGATAGTGCTGGGGGAGGTGGTGATGCCGCAGGAAGAAGATTTGGTTGGGATTATCATTTTTCAGCATACGGAAATCCCTGTATGGTTTTATATAACGGATTAGTAAACAATACGGGTGCTAACCTAGGTGATTATTGTTATGATGAAAAAGAATATTACAGGATAGTATCAACATTAAATGATAAACCGGCAAAAGGCATCCTTCCAAGGTCAACAGATAGAGATACTGCTGCTATGTATCATACATTACAATTAGGTGCTGATAATCCAGCAATAGGTTATGATACAAATGAAGAAAGATTTTTCTTGAGTAATTTACATATCTCTGAAAGATTAGGTAATCCAAGTGATGCTGGTGCTGTACCAACATCTTCAAGCGCCGCTAACGGAGTGTCCGCTAATACAAATGCCGCTGCCAGTGTTTATAAAATCAATAAAAGAATGTTGGGAACTAATTATTGTCCTAATGTTTCTCCTTATAAACTTACTATTAACGGGTCCGCTACGATACAATATCCTACTCAATCCGGTTTCAGTAATAATTTAGAACCTTATACACCTTACGGAGAACAAGGGGGTATGTTTATTGAAGAAGTAGCGGTTCCTGAAAATATTTGGCAAAGTAATTTATTAGGTGTATTAGGATTTTCATATGACCAATTTAATAATACAGATATAACAAGACAAATCAATATTAAAGATAGATTTAATGCTACTAATCTAAAATCACTTACAACTCAGGCACCTATCAATATTGAGGATTTAACAGATTGGAATAAAAACGGATTTGGAAATACAATATTCGGATTAATACCCAGTTTAAGTTATGAAAGAAGTTTAGCGAAAAAGGACGTTGGCGATTTACATATAGGTATTATCCCACCTGCTACTATAGTTTTACCTGAAAATGCTGACAGCACAAGAATAACAGCAGTAGATTTACCTACAAAAACAGCAAGACCTTATTATGCTATCAGGAGTAATATTATCCCTCAAAATTTATTTTTGGGAGGGAACGGAGATTATAGTAAAGCAACAGCAGGAGCAGTCAATAGACCTGTTGTAGCGATTGTCAATAAGATAAATGGATACGGAGATTTCTATAGTTCTGAAAGTCAACAATTAGTATTCACAAATACAGAAAAAAGAGTAATTACAAGTATTAAAACAAGTATACACGACCCGGATGGGAGTTATTCAAAGGTAAATCAAAGTAGTTCAGTTATATATAAAATAATGAAAACAAAACAGATAGATTTAACACCTGTTCAAACATTATTAGAAAGTAAAAATAAGAAACAACAAGAGCAAGGAGATTTAGCAGCAAGTATGATAAAAGACCCTTCTACTCAAAACCCTGATTTTAATTATGCGTTAGATGGATTAATGAAAGACCCTCCTAAAAAGTTTATCACTGAAGAAGAGTTCTTCGCCGCGAGGTCTTCCGAGTAGGCGATATATAAATAGGAGAAGTAGCGTCTTCAGGGTCATAAACACCAAGTCTCCAAAGTGCTAATACACACATATTATAATAATCTATATCTTCAATAGTAATCTTATATAATTTTTTTGATTGTATTTTATCAATAAATATTTGATAAACCTTAATCTGTTCAGGAATACCTCTATTCATCTTAAAACCTGATATTACTAAATCATTACCTAATTTGAAGAAGTATTCTTTTGTTTCTTTTTTGTTAAATTTATTACAAGTTAATCTTTTCAGATTTTTGTGATAGATAATTATGCTCATATTCGTAAAGTGTAATTATTACACTTTTGAATTTTAAATCAAATTTATATTAGTTTTCTAAACTTTTACAATAAGTTTCCCAAAGTCTAACGCATTCTTTCAAATCAGGACACCAAGTGTATCCACAGGATACACAGCAACCCTCATCATCATAAGGGTAAAGAGGTATTGACATTGCTGTTGTTAAGAAACTTATAATAATCGGCATTACATATCTTGTCTGATACATTGGATAATACATTTTAGATTTTTGGATATTTTTTTTTATATCTTTAAATTTTAAATATGGAATTACCCTTTGACCCTGTTTCATTAAATCTGAAAGATGATGATTTACCAAAAGTATCAATATTGATACCCTGTTATCAGCGAAGAAATTTTATTCCCTTAATGATAACTAATGTTATGTGTCAAGATTATCCAAAAGATAAATTAGAGTTAGTCATTTTACAAGACGGAGACCAAGATTTATTCATAGATGCTACAAGATTAGAAATGTTTAAACAATCAATACACCCTGTAAAATTAACATATAAATATGAATCTAATATTAGAAAAAGTATAGGTGAAAAACGTAATAAACTAGTTAAGTTATCATCGCATAAGATATGTGCTATGATGGATAGTGATGATATTTATTTCTCAAGTTATATAAGACATTCTGTAAATGCTCTGAAACAATACAAAGCAGGGATATCATCAAGTGCCAGTATGACTTTTGTATATCCTAAATATGATTTCAAAATGTCAGGAATACGCTGTGTTTCAAAATCTCAGTGCCACGAGGCGTGTGCTGTATTCACTAAAAAATATTTCAACAAGATGGGTGGATTCAACAAAACATCACAAGGAGAAGGTGTAAAGATGTTAAGTTATAATGATAGAGAGATATTAAATTTAGATATAGGTAATTTGATGGTCTGTATTGCTCATAATGATAATACAATTGATAAGGAACAATTCAGTAATGAAAATAGTGGATTTGCTACGTTTACAAATGAACATCTAAAAAGTCTCATCAAAAAAATCTTAAAGCAAGAATGAGAAATTGTCATTTTTGTGGTTTCAAAACCGCCAAAAATCTTATAGAATTTGATTGTATGTTTATTTTTATTCTATTACAATAAACAACTATAACAATATGGCAAACTACTCTGAAATGACACACGCTGAACTCGCTACTCTCTGCTCCAAGCAGCAGGCGCACATCTCATCTCTTAACGAGCAAGCGATTAGAATGAGGCACGATTTCTCAGAGCATACCGATAAACTCGTAGAGGAGAACAAGAAACTTAGGCGAAAGGTGAATACGATGGGAGAAGGTGAAGAGGCGCACCTGTGTAAGATAGCATCTCTTAAACGAGAGATTGAAGAAATTAAGGATGAGGGTGGGAATTATCAATACGATCTTGAAGAACTACAGGCAGACCTACTACCACTTGAGGAGTTTATGTATGACCTTACAGGTGTATGTAATTACGAGGATTTGATTGATTATATCAAGGGTATCCAAGAAAAGGATAGAGATTACACAGATTGGATGGCAACTCTTGAAGAATACAAGATGCTCAAATCTCAAAAAGCGGTTTCTATCAAACAAGTTAGTGATTTGATGGAAGAGGTAGTCCAACTTAAGAAGGTAGTTCAACAAAGAGCGTTCAGAATTATTGAATTAGAAAATGACCTTGAAAGCACTACAAACTATTGGAAATCCAAGTATGAAAATGAAGAAGGTGTCAATCAAATGCTTAGGGATGCGATAGATGTTGCGGCAGTCAAATTGGAACAATACGAAGCAGGTGATAATTCAATATAGTTAGCATAACATTCTCCGTTTAGATTATATTATTTTTTTTGAATGACAAATTGTCATTTTTGTGGTTTCAAAAACGCACAAAATCTTATAGAATTTGATTTGATATTTATTTAGAATCTATTACAATAAACAACTAAAACAATATGCCATCCAAGAAACAACGCGCGAAAGCAGAGAAGAAAGCGAAGGATAGTCTCAGGGCAGAGACACCCGAGATGTATGATATAGATAGCGATAGGTCTAAACAGATTTTCAATGTCTGTAAAGGACACATTATGGTTCAGAAGATGTTGGGAAGACCTTTCGGTAAAATCAATATGATAGTCCTTAGAGATGAAGGAGATGATTGGTTGTATGGCACTGAGAGTGAAGAGGGTTTCTCTATGTTTGAAGCAAAGTTGAGGGGTTTAGAAGTAGAGTATCCCAATATGTGCCAGCATTGGTGGGAATTGTTTAAGTTTCAAATGGAGATTTCACCCAAGTTCACACCCGAGAACGGGATACAGGATGGTGCCAGGTTCTTCTTCTGTTGTTGCGTGAAGGAAGATGGTTCACAAGTTCACGAATTTAAGATGGAGCGTGGTAATTATCTGTGTTTCTATGATACTCCAGAAAATCCTATTGTATAGATTGGAAACCCTGTTTATCTATATTAATACTTATATCTTCATATTCACCTTCACTTTCTTCATCTGTTTCAATCATACATTCTTCTTCATAGTCAAAATCACATAGTTCTATTATTTTTTTTAGATATTCAATCAAGTCTGTTCTTTCATCTTTCATCAAAATAGCAATGATATCTGTAAACTTATCTTCGTCCATTTATTATATATAACAAAAGTGTAAATATTACACTTTACAAAAAAATAATCTATCTAATCTAAACTAATGTAATCTATTCAAGGTTAGAGTTGTATATAGCGGCACCTGCTCTCCAATCAGGTCTGGCACGGATTGTATCCCAATCCCCGTAATCAAGGAATAAATAACTGATATATCCTTCTTCAATCGCTCTATACATAAAGTGTATAGTCTCATACTCCTCTTCCATTTCCTGTAATTTTACCTTCAACCATTGTTTCTCGGTATCGGGAATCGCCCAATCTTCAACTGCTTCAAAGAAAGTTTCAGGGTCATCCACATACAAATCCACCGCACTATCCGCTACTGAATAATCCTCCTTGTAGTCGTATGCTTCCATCATAATTGCTTGTAGGGGCGCCTCCTTGTAGTATTCAAACACCTCCTTCTCAATCTTGTTAATTGTCTTCAACACCGCGTCCCAGTTCCTGCGATACTCTACATCCTTGCCAATCTGGGTCATAAC